TTTGGACAAACGCTGGAATTATAACAGTGCAAACTTTGGTGAATGCAAAGGTTGTCCAATTGTTTCATATCCAAACAAGATCCCTGGTTGTTCAACTCCTGCTCCTCAACCAGTTCCTGCACCTACATCTCAAATCACGTCGATATCATACTTCCAACCTGAAAATCCTTCTTTGTTCCGCAGATTTCCATCCCTTTCTACATTAAACTACTTTTTATGGGACTTCACTACTGCTACAGGTCTAAACGGACAAGGTGCAGTTACATATCCTGTCAGCATTACTAGAATTCGTCTAAAGAATCTTCCCAACTTTACTTTCCCATCAAACACAGGACCATTGCATGTTGTACTGATTGATGGTCTTAATAAAATAATCAGAACAAACAAAACAAACACTAACTTGTATAACGCATGGCCAGCATGGAACACTGATACATACAATATGTCAAATTTGAATAACGTTGAACTTATATTTACGTCAAAGACTAAAATACGTCATATTTTAATTGCGACAACCAATTCAATCGCTTGGGCAAATGTAGGGTTAAATATTAATATGTTGAAAGATAACATTATTGATGTATCACAACAATAATGTATGTGCTTTTTCACATAATCATTTTTTTGTCTTTTATATTAATAAAACACATGGGCACCAACTATATAATCATGTCAACACTTGTGTTAATAATTATATTGTTAATTGTTTTAGTTATGTTTAAAGCAGAAAAAAGGACAATGAGCAAAGAACAGTTTACAAACTATTTTAATACTACATCAAGTCAAAGTACTGGACCTGCCCCAGTAACTCTACCATTGTCTCCAGCCGTTGCATATACTGAAGAAGACAAACTTCAAGTTTACAAAGACATACGTTCTGAGATCGACAGTATTAAAGATGCAGTAATGAATGAGTTTGTTACAAAGAAAGAATTAGCTGAAGTTGTCAACAGTGAAAAAGGTGATATTAACAATTTAACATCTTCTCAGATTGTTGTAAAAAAAAATGCAAATGTTGCAGCACTTGATGTAAATGGTTCATTTAACGTTCAAGGAAATAATCATATCAACTTCCCAACACAAATCGGACCTCTGGTTGAAAGAAGAACACAAGAAGATAAACAGGGTATGGGATATTTCGCTGATAAAACAACCAGAATGTATACGTCTATGACCCCTGAATCTAAAGTTGGGTTATCTTTTGCAGACAACAAAGGCAATTTTGATGATGTACTTATAGCGAAGAAAAATGGTAATCGCTATCTTGTAGCTGCCAATGGTGAGATGTCTTCAGATAGTTTGAAATTAGCAAATCACTTTAACATTGTCAACTCAGGAAAAGATGACTGGCTGCGCATAGTAAATCCTTCTAATATAGACGATTATTTTGGAGGTGTAGCAATGGGAAAGCTTTATACTACTGGTGATTCTACAGTTATGGGAAATCAATATACTAGGAAGAATTTGACAGTAAATGGTACCATTGAAGGTGGAGATGCTTCATTCTCAAGTGTTAAATCAAATGGTCCAATATGTGTAGGAGATGTATGTCTTGATGAAGATGGATGGCGTTATTTGCAAAAACGTCCACCTGGTCCCCCTGGCCCTCAAGGTCCAGAAGGTATTCCTGGTCGCGATGGCGCGATGGGACCACAGGGATTGAGAGGTGAACAAGGTATCAAAGGTGATACAGGTGCACAAGGTCCACAAGGAAATCAAGGTTTGAAGGGAGATATAGGAGAAAAAGGAGTCAAAGGCGATAAAGGTGATAAAGGTGACAAAGGTGAGCCTGGAACTCCTGGAATATCTTTGCCATCACCACCAGGACCACCAGGACCGTCTGGACCACCAGGGACTCCGGGGACTCCGGGGACTCCGGGGACTCCGGGGACTATAGCTTCTATATCTAGCGTGTCAACGCAATCAGAAAATAATCAAAACTTCCTTGTGATTAACTTTAGCGATAACAGAACACCACAGAAGATCCCCGTTTCAAATATTGTTGGTAAATACATTGTTTCTATTGCACCCGAAAGCAATTCCCTAGTAACGACTTACTCTGATGGAACTAAGCAAAAGCTTCCATTAATGATTTCTCCTCCTCCTGCTCCGACTCCACCACCTCCAACACCAACTCCCCCAACACCAACTCCCCCAACACCAACTCCGCCACCACCTGTTCCTGCTCCAGCTCCATCATCTAATATCAATCAACAGCAAGCCGTAGAAACTGCGAAACAAGCCGTTGCTATGTTGTTATATGCTTTTACAAATCACACTTTCACAACATCTGGGTCATCAGGTAGAACAGGCCCTAGCCTTCACCAATGCAAAGAAGCATACAAGGGACTAGCTTTTGTCGAAGACACCAGATATTTCAACATGGTCTCACAAGGTATTCAATTATGGACTGTTCCATACACAGGATATTATACAATTGAAGTGGGTGGTGCACGTGGTGGAAATACAACTGCAGGACACTCTGGCGGGTTAGGTGTAAGAGTTGTTGGGGATTTCAAGCTTACAAAAGGCGAAGTTATCAAGATCTTGGTGGGACAAGTTGGTGGACATTTTAAGCACACAGGTGGTGGTGGTGGCGGATCCTTTGTTTCAAAGAATGATAATACACCGTTGATAGTTGCTGGTGGTGGCGGTGGAGGTGGTGACTCCGGCAATACCGGTAAAAATGCAACATACGACATCAACGGTACAACAGGTCATCCAGGATATGCCGCAGGTGCTAATGGATATGGATCTACTTTCACAGGAAATAATGGTTGGGGTCAATCAGGTGCAGGTTTTAGAGGAGATGGCAATGGTAGAAGTGGAAACTCTTATGACAACGGTGAAGTAGCACGCGGTTTTGTAAATGGTGGTGTAGGTGCCGCACAAAACGGTAACAGTCCCACTTCTTCATGTAACGGTGCATGGGGTGGTTTTGGAGGCGGTGCAAGCGGTGCATGTAACGGTGGTGGAGGTGGTGGTGGATATTCTGGTGGTGGTGCCGGTGGTGGTGGCGGTGGCTCTTTCAACAACGGCATGAACGCAAATAATTTGGGAACCAATAATGGTGACGGTTACGTTAAAATTACATTGAACTTTTTCAGTTTGCCAAGAAATGCAGCGATTTTCACACCTTCTTCTATCCAATCATCATATGTTGTTGGCGATGTTATCCGTTATGCTTTCACGGGTTCCCCTCAATTGTTCCCATACAAGAATGCCACAGCGATCCAAATCGAAGTTTGGGGTGCACAAGGTTGGTCTGGAAATAATGCTGGTGGTAAAGGTGGTTATGCATTAGGTGAATATGCACCAAACAGTGATCTGTATGTGTATGTTGGAGGTCAAGGTCAAACCGCAACTGATCCAGGACGGCCAGGTGGTGCTGGTTGGAACGGTGGTGGAAATGGTATGACAAATACTATTGGTGCTAATCGCGCAGGTGGTGGTGGTGGTGGTTCTGATGTCAGAATTACACAAAATGACATTAATTCACGACTCATTGTTGCAGGCGGTGGTGGTGGCTCAACAAACAACACAAATTGTGCAGGTGGTGAAGGTGGTGGTGTAAACGGTGGTAATGGTGGTGATGCAACATGGGCTCCTGGTCTGGGTGGCACAAGTTCTGCAGGAGGAAAACAAAGAGGCACATTGGGTCAAGGTGGAAGCGCAGATGGGTCAAGTGTTCCATGGGTTGGTGGTGGAGGAGGAGGTTACTACGGTGGAGGTGCTGGCTCTGAACACGCCGGTGGTGGAGGTGGTTCTGGTTTTGTTGGCAACGTAATTAATGGAAAAATGTCTCCAGGTCTCAGAGAAGGCAGCGGTTTCTGTCAAATTACCATATTGGCAATTAAATAGATTGTGTGTGTTTTGATACACCAGACAGTGTTAAAATAATAAGACAAATAACGATAAAAGTAAGTTTGAGATGCATTGGTATATATTCTTGCCGATTTACAACTATAATCAAATTTATAAATGACAAAACACCCGTTATCATCAAAAAAAAGTCTGTATAATCACCAAACACAATATATAAATATATATTAGTTGTTTCAGTTCTAAAATGTTGTTTTTCTAATATATTCAAAATGCATTCGTTGTTTAAGAATGACCAGTGACCATACAGACAAATTGTATATACTAAATACAATATATCGTATCGCTTATCAAACAAGAAAATATATAAAACATTAAACATTAATGCGAATATGTGAACAAATCTAATAACAAATATGTATGGTGTAACCACAAACTGTGTGTGTTTAAATGAAGAAAACACTGTATATATAAGTGATATGGTAATCAAAACAATTACACCATTCATTTATTTTATGAAATAATAAAAATTAATTATCAAATTAATCAACTTCATCTACGATGGGTCCACCTGTACCACCGGGCAAAGGTCCATCGTCTTGACCACCCTGATACATTTGTTGAATAACTGGGTTGGTCACTTTCATTAATTCTTCCTTCTTGTGATCATATTCTTCTTTTGACGCAAGTTGATTGTTTTCAATCCATGTTAAAGTTTCGGTTAGAACCGCATCTATCTTTTTCTTATCATCATCATTAATCTTCATATTCTGATTTGTGATCGTGTTTTTCATATTATAAGCAAAGTTCTCGAGTTCGTTTTTAGCTTCAATACGTTCCTTGTTCACTTTGTCTTCGTCTTTATATTTTTCAGCCTCCTTTAGCATTGCTTCAATTTGATCTTTAGAAAGCCTTCCTTTATCATTCTCGATTGTAATTTTTTGTGATTTACCGGTACCTTTCTCAATTGCAGTCACTTGCAGAATACCGTTAGTATCAATGTCTAGAGACACTTCAATCTGTGGTACACCACGTGGAGCTGGAGGGATTCCACTGAGATCAAATGTACCCAGAAGATTGCAATCTTTTGTCATTGCGCGTTCACCTTCAAACACCCTAATTGTTACAGCTGGCTGGTTATCGCTATATGTAGAGAACACCTGAGTCTTCGTTACAGGTATAGTTGTATTGCGTGGAATAATAGGTGTCATGACATTTCCAGCGGTCTCAATACCAATGGAAAGTGGACATACATCCAAGAGCAGAAGATCCTTGATCTGATCATCTTTGTTTCCAGTCAGAAGTGCAGCTTGAACCGCCGCACCATAAGCAACTGCTTCATCGGGATTCACCGACTTGCAAAGGTCTTTTCCATTAAAATAATCAGATAGCATTGATTGAATCTTAGGAATACGCGTAGAACCACCAACAAGTACGATCTCGTCAATTTGAGGCTTTGAAAGACCTGAATCAAGCAATACCTTGTCAACAGCATCCAGACACTTACGATACAGATCCATACACATCTCATCGAATCTTGCACGAGAAATGGTGCTGGCAAAGTCTACACCATCATAAAGTGCATCTAGCTCGATCGAAGCGGATGCAGATGAAGAAAGCGTCTTCTTTGCACGTTCGCATGCAGCTTTAAGACGCTTAATCGCACGGGGGCTATCACTGATATCCTTTTTATGTTTACGTTTGAATTCTTCTACAAAATGCTTTACAAGGCGATTGTCAATATCCTCTCCACCCAAATGAGTATCACCACCCGTTGCTTTTACTTCAAACATGCCGTCTTCTACGGCCAGAATAGAAACATCAAAAGTTCCCACTTTTTGTTATCGCTTTGCCGTTTAAACAAAGCTTCCACGGATTTCTCTCGTGGGTCAGACTATATCTTGTTAGAAATGCTTAAAATGTATTTTGTGTGTTCATTAAATGTTTTGGGCATTACTATAAGGAATTTCTTATACAAATTACTTGTTGCAATATAATCTTGGACCACAATATGCTTTGCATTCCACTGTCCAGATTCAATATTATTTTTGTGCCATATATGATTATCCTTACATTCAACTAGAATACATAAATCAGGTAGTTGAAAATCTACACGATATGTTTTCTTTTTTTCATTGAATTTATAATCAATAGCTGGCCCGTTTTGTATGACGACACTATGATTGTTACAAAAATCGATTAGCTTCAGTTCCAACTTGGATTGATATCTTACTGTTTCACCGATGACATTTTTTGTTGTTCGAATTTTAAAAATTTTGTTTGTGAAACTGCAATTCTTGCACATTATCTTATATCTGTTTTTCTGAATATAGAGATCCCTATTAAAAAAGGTATCACCACAACATTCACACTTGAAGTGTATGTATGTAATGTTCTCAATAACATCGCGTTCAATATCGTATAAGTAAGGATTGAATCTAGTTTGATTGTTTATAGAAACGCAAGGATAATACACAAACTTTGATAGATCAGTAAACTTGTAATGTTGAAATGATGTTATCTTGTCTTTTATACGATCAAATTCATCTTTTGTAAGATGTTTTCTGAAATAATTGGACTTGAATTCATCATCAATTTGATCAAAATCATGTTGATCATTTTGTAACTTATTTTTCAACGTGAGTTTTTCTGTATTATCAATCGTACAAATATTGTTCGCGTGCATCCTCATAAACTCAGACTGTTTGGTTCTTTTCAAATCATCATTTTCCTTACATATACGACACATAATTATTCCTTTGTTTAATTTACGTGTGATGTTATTAAGACATACAATAATACTCCGTGTGCAATTTAAACATGTGTACTCACACATGAAGTTGTTGTGTTTCTTAATTAAGTCTCCTTGATAAAATATCCTTGGTATTGGATTCTTGGTATTTGAAGCTGGTGAAACAAATTGTTTAATCTCGATTTTTGAAAGATCAATGTCATCTTTGGTGGATTTATCAAAAATCCTTGTTATGCTATTCTTATACGCAACAAGTAAGTCCTCATTCATTATGTAGTGTTACATGAATGTTCCTTATGTAATTTTGACATTTTAAGCAGAATCTAACCCTGGTGCTCGTGGATATTTCATCACACAAAACATGTGATTACTTTATCTAGTCGTTGAACCTTCCGGTTGTCACCAACACGGCTCGGCTGCTGATTGTCCATCTCCGGTAATATTACCATCATCCATTGATTTTTCAAACCCTCACGCTCATCTTCACAGATCACGTTGTGGTATCAATGGCTTAAGGAGTTTCCAGCAATTCTCCAGGTTTTATACGGAGGCAGATTAATTGCGTTTACCACCGAAATCAAAGATCAAAATATTGCGTTCCTTATCTGATTTGTTATCAAGACCGTATGCAATAGCTGCTGCAGTTGGCTCGTTGATAATGCGAATTACGTTGAGACCAGCAATTGCACCTGCATCTTTCGTTGCTTGCCTCTGTGCATCATTAAAATATGCAGGGCATGTAATTATGATATCTTTTACCTCCTCACCCAAATATGACTCGGCGGTCTCCTTCATTTTTGTAAGAATCATTGCAGACACTTCCTCCGCATACATCTTTTTCTCTTCACCCTTATAGCTCACAATAATCTGTGGGCGGTCGTTCCCGTCATCAACAACTTTAAAAGGCCATAACTTCATATCATTTTGAACAATTTGATCGCTGAACTTTCGACCAATAAGACGTTTGGCATCATATATTGTATTAAGAGGATTCATGGCTGCTTGGTTTTTAGCTCCATCACCAATCAATCTTTCAGTGTCAGTGAAAGCTGCATATGAAGGAGTAATACGGTTTCCTTGATCATTTGCAATAATGTCTACGCGACCATTTTTCCACACACCAATGCACGTCATGCTAGTACCGAGATCACATCCGATTGCTACCATGTTTAGTAAGATTATTTGTATAAACCTTTAAGTAAGTTTACGTTACGTTTGTGTCTTAAACACAAATCCTAAACCAGACCGTTCAACTCTCGTGCAATCTTCTCATCTTGAGAACAGTCCATATCAAATTGAATCTCAATATCTTGAGCGCCTTCTACTTTACAATTTGAAAGAATCATCTTGGTCAAATCACGCACAATAACAGCTGACTCAACATCATTTGTTGAGTTCAAATCGATCGTGATACATGTATTTTTGCTAATTTCATCAACAATTTTAAACCCACGTGCTACAAAGTTGGTATCGATCTCAAGACCTTCATTTTCTTTATCTTTCATTAAACTTATGATCACCGACAATGTATCTCGGAGTTCTATCAACGATGAACACTCTGATATAGTCTCTACCAATCGATCAAATTCATTTTGAAATTCTTGAAATGCAGCATTCCTTCGCTCTTCTTGTTGTAATCTCTCTTTGTAGCGCTCATGATGGCGTTGTCTAAACTCTTTTAATTGATCTTCCATAATTTCAATGTAATTTCAATTCTTAGATGCTTTCATACTCTTCCTTCTTTGCTTTAAACATGTGTATATACTTATGAATAATATGTATCATACTCACATATTCACGTCACAGTACACATAATAGCATAAGGAGCAAAAGTATCTAATTAGTGTCAAGTGATCCAAAAGATAAAATCATTTTTTACACACTTTGGAGCTTACGAACCTTATTCGTTGGAACGAAGATTTTTAATAAACAGTAACAAATGCATTTACCTATGATGATGACAAAGAGACCGCGGATTTCATAAAAAAAATTTTTGCTAGTTGGTACAAAAATACTCAAAAATTGATTAATTCTTAAGCACTATCTACCATATGGTCTACACACACAAGCTACCAACGCTACCAACGCTTATTTAAAATGGTCGCTACTACTGTCAACACCCAAAAGCTGGCTTATATTGACACTTGGATTCTTTCTTGCCGTATTCACGGCATGTACAAGAAGTCACTGCGTCAAGACTTCATTTCTCTGAAGAGTGTTGTTAATGACACTCTGAATACAATTCGTACCGCTCATGTTAAGGACAAGGAAATTATCAGTGCAGCTATCCCTCTGCTTTATATGATCTTGGTCGACATTGCAATGAAGCGATATGACAACGTGCACAACACTATCCGCGAGATCAAATACTTGGTTGTGCGCAAGTACCAACGCGATCGGTCTTACATTTACAATGTTGATGGAAAGATTGTGACTATCAGGGTTTAGACCTAAAGCCACACTACCCAAAAAATAAAAAAATATAAAAAACTAAAAAATATAAAAACATTTTACTATGAACTTAAAGAGTGTTCAAATGCGATCGAAGTTCATTTATTTTTCGTTCTTCAGCCTGAATTGAAGATTCTATTTTTGCAAGGTGTTGAGCCATAAACATTTCGTTTTCAGCGCTCCGTTTTTCATTCTCTTTTATACACTGTCTGTATCTATCTACATCATCATCTTGTATCTGTGATCTTTCTAAAATGTCACGAGGAATACGCCAATCAACTGGTATACAATTTATAATGGGTTTTAAAAGTTTCTGTAATTCTTTAATTTTTTTTTCACGGTCATACTCAAGAGATTGTTTGATTTTCCTTCGCATTTCTATGGTTTTTTCTAGAGCAACCTTTGTATCTGTAAATTTTTCTAATACATTATCATTACATGTTATTTGACCTTGTGCATTGTACAAACATTGTTGAGACATTTTATATTTTTATATAGGAAATTATTGGTATTATTGTATATATATTATATCATTACCTAAAATTTATTATATAAGTAATTGATCATTAATTTCTTAAAATGAACATTACTGACATTGACCAGTATATTATAGATTCACGAGACTTTGCTGAAGCTCATAAAAACTTGAAAGACAAACTCGAAAATGAAAACAAACATCTTAAAGAGCTAACGATAAGTTATGAGATCCTTGAAAGACATATATCAAATGTAGATCTTACAAATGTAAAGAATGCAATAGAAGCCAAAAAATCTGAGATTGATTTGCTTGCAAACAAATTCAACCAAGAGTCAGAAACTGTGAAGAATAAAAAAACATATTGTATGCAACTTATCCAAAATTTGCATACAGTTTACACACAATTGTACAATCTTGAACAACATAATAGCAACAGTGAAGTAGACCCGTTTATGGTAAAAATGAACAAGTTTTTGTATCCAAATCTGTCTGACAATCATCAGCTTCGTAGAGAACCTCCAATTGCTGGGGTATTTAAAAGTGAAAATGGTTTAGTGATTGAATCTAAAGCCGATACACATGAAACACCTGAAATAGCCGAAGCAACTTCACATTCAAAGGTGTTGAATATTCCCATTACTACACCGCCAAAGGTAAAAACCATTGACATAGCAAAAAACTTTAGTTTTCCATGGCGTACTGATTAAAGTCTTCTTTTTTCTTATTTGTTGTTGATACGCAAAAATTGAGAGGCTATATATAATAACAATGACAACAATGACAACAATGACAACAATGAATACAACCAAGAAGTATACATTCCAACTTATCAGTGATATACATCTAGAGTTTGAAACTTTCTTTGATATTAAACCAAAGGCACCATATTTGCTCCTTCCCGGTGATATAGGACATCCTGAGACAATTATTTATCAAGATTTTATCAATCAATGCTCTAATAAGTTTGAAAGAGTATTTTACACATCAGGGAACCACGAATACTATAAAAACAAGGAAAGTGATGTGAGATCCATTACAGAAATAGATTCAATAATTAACAATATATGCAACAAATATCCCAATGTGCATTATCTTCAGAATGACCACTATGATTTAGATGATCTTCTAATTGTGGGTACCACTCTTTGGTCTGATGTAAAACAAAATTGTTTAATGATTATGATTATTCAAACATCTATAAAGAAGATAAACAGCTGATTACTGTTGAAGATACTTTACAAATGCATAATAAAAGCAAAAAATATCTTGAATCATTAATTGAAACATCACCCAAGCCTGTTTTGATCATGACACATCATTTGCCTTCTTACGAAATGATTCTACCAATGTTTAAATCATCACCATACAATAGTCATTATGCATCAAATCTTAACTATTTATTTAAAAAACCAGTTGTTTCATGGGTGTGCGGACATAGTCATGGATTCAATAAGAAAGTGATCAACGGGATTCCATGTATTATGAACAGTATAGGATATCCTTCTGAACCTCGAAGAGGATCATCACTTGACTTTGTTTTTGAGTGTACAATCTTTGCGGATAAACAGTATTATAATAATGATTAATGTGTTAGCTATATTTAAAGGATTTTCATATAATAATAGGTAATGTCATTCGCTTGCACAAGGTGTGGATACGAATTTAAAAAAAAACATCATTTAAAAAATCACCTGCTAAAAACTAAATCATGTGATCCATTATTGTCATCTGAATTACCTGCAACTATTTTTGATCAAATGTTTCAACAGAAAGATAAATCATTTAAATGTGATTATTGTGATTCATGTTTTTCTCATAAATCAAGCAAAACACGTCATCAAAACCAATGCACACACAAAAAAGACAGTAACATATTTTCAAAGATTCAACAATTGGAGCAAGAGATACAAGAACTGAAAAGAAATGGTGGAGCTCATAACATCACAATTAATAACAACTTTCATACATCAAACAATACTGTCAATAATACATTACATAATACAATAAATATAAATAATTTTGGAAAAGAATCATATGATCATATAAGTGATGATTTTATTAAAAAATGTATCATAAATGAAAACATAGGTATAAAATCTTTGATAGAGCGTATACATTTTTCTGAAGAAGCTCCACAGAATAAAAACGTTAGATTACGAAGTTTGAAGAACAATCTTTTAGAGGTTTTGAAAAATGATAAATGGGTTCCTAAAGATACAAACGAGACTGTTGATATTATGATTCGAAATGGTTATAAAATAATGAATAATTGTTATAATGATAATACAACACAAAAATATGATATAGATGATATTGATTTGAGAATACAAACGTTTTTGCTGCAAATAATGGACAAAACAAATAATAACTATTTTGCCCTTAGAAGGCGTATCTTAGCATTGATTATTGAGTATTCAGATGTGTGAGTTGAGTAAGTGAGTTAGCATTTACTAATTTTATATTTCCCGACTATAATCAGGAACTTTACGATTAGCAAAATTAGTAAATGCTAACGTGATATTTATTACCGAATAAATATCGGAACATAACACGATAAAAATAGAAATTTGGTGTAAGTAAATGTTGGGGGGGGGGGGGGGGGGTCTCAAAATTTAAAAAGTCTTTTCTAAAAAACTGCAAATTTTGATCGTAAAATGATTCTCCGAAAAACAACGGTATTTTCGAAAACTTTTTTTGATACCATAAAAAAAGATTCATTAATGATTCAAAAATTTATCGTAAAATGATTCTCCGATTATTATCATATATTTTCTTCAAGTCCCTTTCTAAAGTTATCATAATCAAACGACGGGTCGATTATATTGGCTTTAAATATGATTTCTTCATCATTCTCAGCATGAGTCATATAGGGCATAATAAGACCCAAGTTTTTTTCAAACCCCATGAATAAAAAGTCTGCTTTATCCATCGATTCAATGTCATATTCTACGTTTTTGTAGACATCAGTATTTTTGGGAATATATAACAGTGCATCTACGTCAATTGTGATAGACGAAAAGCTTGCACCTTTTAGACCTAACATTGCAAGTTCTATTTGAACATCTTGTGTGATATCAAGTTTCATTGCTCTTTCCATCCTGATATTTGGTGGATCTTGCATAATCCGTGATACTTTTCTAACCAATCCGGGATTTTCAAACCCGATTACATATGAATTGTAACCAATTAGTCCATGTTTTGTCCTGAGCGTATACATCATTCTTTATCTTTATCTTCATCATCTTTCTTTCTTAAATATCTATAATGTGTCCAGTTCAACCCACAATAAAACATCGTAAACAAAATAATAGTCTTACCGGTGTAATATGTGACTTCATTGAAATCGTAAAGGTTGACGGCTAATGTTGTTACATTTCTTGTTCGCGGTGTGATAGGTATATTGGTTTTAAAGTTGTTTTTTTTATTTATGTACCTAATACATGGTCTATTTACTTGCATCATCGTATATTGACATAAAAGCATATAAAAACCTTAAGTAAAAATTATATAAAAGTACTGTACATTATAATAAGCGAGAAAATGATATATCATATAATGACTTGAAAAAACAGAGGGTGGATCACTGTGTATCAGCCATTGAAAATGAGATTCCTGACACCTTGCAACGAAAAGTTAAAGCAACCGAGATGCTTCAATATTGTACATCTGACACTGTTAAGATCTTGGATTTATATATATGAATAATTCAGTAATGTATTTAAGAGGATTATGACATTTAGATGTACATGCTCTTACACTATATTATAAAATCTCTTGGATTGTTACATATTACTGGGGGTATTTTTCTGTTGATTGGCAAATATTTTAAAATACAATATGTTGAACGCAAGCATTTATGGGAAGCTCTTGGGAGCATTTCATTTATGAATATTGCATTGATAATGTATCATAATCAACATAACCACGTTGAACATGTTTTAGATTTGTTAGAACATCAGGTTGCATGGTTAATATATGGTCACACTTATCAATACATATCACATGATCCTGCGTATACTAACAGTATACAAGTATTATATCATGCTTACATTGTAATGTTCTGGGTAATCCATCAATTTAGACTCGTTAATAATGGTATATTTTTGACAATAATTTTTAATTGGTTATCTATCATAAAAAACGTAAAAATGCTTAAATTTAGTTAATAAAGTTCGCCCAAAGTCTGAATATATAAAAATATATGGCGTAATGTCAAATGGACAAGTTGCAAGAAGCCTTGATATGGATTTCTACTGCAAATATTGATGATTTGCGGAATATTGACACACTTTCGTACTGGATTGGGCATGCAGGTTTATTTTTCGATTCACGAAAAAGTCCACATGATCCGTTGGTTTCAATCTATGGAGATGATGTAAAATATATGTTGGATAGTACTGGCAAAGGGATGTGGCAAACACCATGTCAATTGTCGCCTTTTTTAATAACGTTAAGTTACAAGAATATAAAAACGTATCTTGATATTGGAACATTGACTGGGTGGACAATTACATTTATAGCTGCATATTTAAAACGTTTTGGTCTTGAAGCAGTTGATGCAATTGACATTGATCAGTTTTGTAATTCTGAAACACAAGACATTTGGCAACAATTCGAGATTCCTATCAATTATATAGTTTGTAAAAGCTCAGACATTGAGAAAAATATAAGTGACATGTATGATTTTATATTCATAGACGGAAATCATGAGTATGCAAATGTAAAAGAAGATTTCCAACGATATGGGCAACGAACGTGTATGATGGCATTTCATGACATCAATGATCATTTTTGTACGGGTGTTGTTCGTCTTTGGAATGAAATTAAACTAGTATATAGAAGCACATATAGTTTTACAGAATTTATCGACCATCCAAATAAATACATGTTGATGGGGATAGGATTAGTAGAAAAACCATATTTTTAGTTTTTCAGTAGTGATTTTTTTTGAATAGTTTATCAATAGTATATTCGTTGTATTTATAGAATGCCTTTGTAAGTAGAATTGTAAACAATGTGTATACTGTGACAACGATATTTGTATAAACTGCTGGCATTTTAATTGTGTATGTTACTTTCAAACATGTAAAACCAACTGATTTTAACTTGATAAACTTCATTTTTTTATGTTTAATGATTTGGAGATTCAAAGATCCATGTTTCAGAGTTTTTATACATATATAAGCGTAATGATACTTTAATGAATAACACATTAATTCATCTGTTGTAAATAACTATGATTCGAGGTAACGTGCATCCATGCAATCAATACCAAGAATTGGATTATTTCATTGATAAAATAGAAGGATCTTTGATGAGATTTTATTGGACTTATTGTAATTTACATGAGTTTGAGAAATGTTTACAGGCCATGTTTTATTCTTCAAGAAAATCAAAATTTTTAATAGAAAATGAAATACAATTATACCTTTCTGATTGGCAAATGCAAATAATAAATGATGTAATTAATTCTAATGATAATCATACCTATAATAGAAACTTTGTATACTTTTCTTTAACAGACATTATTAAAAATATACATTTATATATATTTTATTATATTTGTGATCAAAACAGCTTGTGGTTGAAGCAAATAATATACAAATTATATGACAATAACGATATATCTGGTATAAAGCAATTATATCAATACTTTATATGGGGGTATTTAAATATTGATCATGTTTTGAGTATTGAAGAATGTCATACGGGATTCACTGGAATATTTAAAATGATCCGCAATAAATGTAATAAAGTAAAAATTGAGAATTATGAGATTCTATGTGTTTTAGAAAAGTATGTAAAACCTTATACGGATGATAAAAATTATATTATAAGAAAATTGTATAAAAAATACACCACAAATATATTTAGTAAACTACTAGATATATTACAACAAACAAACGAAACAGACTACAAAGAACAGAAAAAAAGAGCAATTACATTACTTGAGTTGTTAAATTCTAAAGAAATAAAGAAAAAACCAACGTTTTTTAATTGTCTTAAATGTCTATATAACATAAAATATTTCTTTGTTAAAAAAACGTATATTACAAACAATATTATATGGTATTATTTATCTATGTTTATATTTATAAAAGAGTTAGTTGTGAAGCAATTGGAAAGAGTTTCTGTTTTGTTTGTAGCAAAATACTTTAATACTTTGCTTGACTTTTGCAAGGTAATAAAGCATGGAAATGCAAATAAAATAGTATCGTATATTATACAATATGAGAATGTATTTATAAATGACAAGAAGATTATACAATACTCATTACCAATACATCAATTTCTTGCAGATTAAAAATGAATCATTTATAGTTAAAGATAATTCAGATAAACCATTAGATTGGTATTGTTGAAGTACGAATCCTAATATAAACTAAGATCCTATCCTTAAATCTATACACCATCACATACTTTCATAGGGGGAGGTGAAGGGAAAACATTCAGCACAACATAAACCTTTACTCCAGATAATTTTCGACTTAGTTGTTGTAGTCAATGTGGATTCCGAGAAAGTCCAAATTTATTTTTTTACGTCGTTTTTCTTAAATGTTGGATAATGCATAACAGCAGAGAAATCATTGGACATACTAAAATACTTCATTACCTTGTATTTTACTTGCGCTGAGAAGAACGTCGTTGAAGTTACATATTGAATCATTTTGTCAACGTGTTGTTTAACTGTGCCATCCGCTGTGCATTTCAACCCATTCATGAATTGTGTAATGTTTGCTGATGCTGAAAGAAATACCATAGAACTGTCGTAATTTAATTGGATAGATATGTGTTTATCGTCTTTCTGTTTGCCGAATAGCGACAGAACAATACGGTACTGTACGTCTTTGTCGTTGTCGTTGTATTTTTTTAACATTTCTTTAGGGCTTTTTCCTTGAGAACGGATGCCAGATTGTTGTCAGATTGCGGTTTCGGGCTGAGGGCGCACGAGCCGCTTGTTCAGCAACGAGTTTCTTTCCTATAGCCCCTGACTTGAGGACCATACGACCCGTGTCGGGATTTAATATTTTTTCACCTTTCATGTATACTTTTTATTATAAAAAATTCAAAGTACTATCACTTATACATAGCTTACAAAACACGGATTATCAGTACCATGCATAAAAATTGATTAAGTTCATTGATGCAAAAAGCTATTAATGAGCATTTGAAAGAGTATCTGATATATAAAAGTTTTCCATAAACTTGACAGAGTATAACTTATTAAAAATTTGATATATTAATACGCAAACAAATAATCATGATTTACTATATTTTATGTATGATGTTATTCTTTATGATTATTGTAATGACATTTATAAGTGGTTTGTTTTTAATATCAATTGATGGAACATATAATATTGGCTTAATATTATTGATTACATCATCATGTCTATTTGCTTTATGGATTTGTTTAGCATGTTTTGCCTTAAAAGCTAAACATTCATCTGAAGTACACCCAGAAATACTTAATCAAGAAAAAGTATAACATGGGATGTAGTAAAAGATAATCCTGATAAACCATGGAATTGGACAAGTTTAAGTAGAAATCATAATGTAACGTGGGATATTGTGAAAGACAATCTCACGTTTTAATGGTATGCTTTAAGTACGAATCCTAATATACTATTGTCTGTCAATGATTTATGTAAAATTATTAAGCAATATCAATCTGCTAAAGTTATACAAAGAATATGGAAACATGTTATAACGAATCCTGGATATTTAATGTGTAAACGAAGACTATTATACGAATATAATTGATTAAAAATTGATTTAAAGAAGGGTTTATTATTTTTTCAACCTCATGATTTGAGTTTTGTTAGCTGTTGATGTATCTGTTTATGAATCTGTAATAAAACATAAATATTTAACTATTAATAAAAATTGATTTTATATACTTAACTACATTTTTTATTATATTTCAAGATGCAGAAAGTCGTTAATCAGCATTTACAAGAGAGAATAAAGATATTATCCGACAAGTTAGATTGGAAATGTTTGAGTTGGAATCCGAGTATAACATGGGAAATAATAAAAGATAACTTAGATAAACCATGGGATTGGCGAGGTTTAAGTGCTAATCCTAATATAACATGGGATATAGTAAAGGATAATCCTGATAAACCATGGAGTTGGTATAATTTAAGCTATAACCCAAATATAACATGGGATATTGTAAAAGATAATTTAGATAAACAATGGGATTGGAGTGGGTTAAGTAAAAATCCTAACATAACACGGAATATTGTAAAACATAATCCTGATAAACCATGGAATTGGTATTCTATAAGTTATAATCCTAATATAACATGGGATATAATAAAGAAAAATTTGGATAAACCATGGGATTGGTCTTGGTTGAGTATACATCCTAATATAACATGGGATATAATAAAGAAAAATTTGGATAAACCATGGGATTGGTATCGTTTAAGTGCTAATCCTAATATAACATGGAATGTATTAAAAGATAATCCAGATAAACCATGGAGTTGGTATGCTATAAGTTATAATCCTAATATAACATGGGATATAGTTAAGAATAATCCTGATAAACCATGGAGTTGGTATGCTATAAGTTATAATCCTAATATAACATGGGATATAGTTAAGAATAATCCTGATAAACCATGGAGTTGGTATGTTTTAAGTGTAAATCCAAATATAACATGGGAGATAGTAAAAATTAATCTAGATAAACCATGGAATTGGAGGGGTTTAAGTTATAATCCAAATATAACATGGGATATTGTCAAAGATAATCTCGATAAACCTTGGAATTGGAGTGGTTTGAGTACTAATATTAACATAACATGGAAGATTGTAAAGGATAATCTTGATAAACCATGGGATTGGTCTGTTTTAAGTAAGAATCTTAACATACTATTATTTATTGATGATTTGTGTAATTTTATTAAAGATTATCATTCAGCATTAGTAATACAAAGAATATGGAGACATGTTATATCAAACCCAGAGTATATGATATGTAAACGAAGATTGTTATACGAATACAATAGTATGAATAATAAAATATAAAAATTGATTTTAAATACTTAACTACATTTTTTATATTTCAAGATGCAGAAAGCTGTTAATCAGCATTTACAAGAGAGAATAAAGATATTATTTGATAAATTGAATTGGTATGCTATAAGTTATAATAAAAATATAACATGGAATATTGTTCAAGACAATATTGATAAACGATGGAATTGGATTGGCTTAAGTGCTAATCCTAATATAGCTTGGGATATTATAAAAGATAATCCTGATAAACCATGGAGTTGGTATGGTTTGAGTTATAATCCAAATATAAAATGGGATATTGTAAAAGATAATTTAGATAAACCATGGGATTGGACTGCTTTAAGTTATAACAATACAACAACATATGATATTGTTAAGGATAATCTCGATAATCCATGGGATTGGGAAGCTTTAAGTTTGAATCATAATATAACTTGGGATATAGTAATCGATAATCCAGATAGACCATGGAATTGGACAAAATTAAGTAGAAATTCTAATATAACATGGAGTATAGTCAAAGATAATCCTGATAAACCATGGGACTGGACAAATTTAAGTTCTAATCCAAACATAACATGGAGTATAGTCAAAGATAATCCTGATAAACCATGGGACTGGACAAAATTAAGTAGAAATTCTAATATAACATGGAGTATAGTCAAAGATAATCCTGATAAACCATGGGACTGGACAAATTTAAGTTCTAATCCAAACATAACATGGGATATAATAAAAGATAATCCAAATAAGCCTTGGGATTGGCATAGCATAGGTTACAACCGTAATATAACATGGGATATAGTCAAATATAATATCGATAAACCATGGAATTGGTGTGGTTTAAGTTATAGTCCTAATATAACATGGGATATTGTAAAAGATAATCTTAATGAATCATGGGATTGGTCTGCTTTAAGTTGTAATCCCAACATACTATTATCTACCAATGATATATTTACTGTTGTTAAACAATATCATTATGCTAAAGTGATACAAAGAAGATGGAAACATGTTATATCAAACCCAGAGTATATGATATGTAAACGAAGATTGTTATACGAATACAATAATATGGGTACTTAATTATAATTGATTTTATGTTTATTATATTTCAAGATGCAGAAAGCTGTTAATCAGCATTTACAAGAGAGAATAAAGATATTATCTGACAAATTAGATAGGAAATGTTTGAGTTGGAATCTGAGTATAACATGGGATATTGTTAAAGATAACTTAGATAAACCATGGAGTTGGAATGATATAAGTTTAAATCCTAAAATAACATGGAAGATTATGAAGGATAATTTTGATAAACCATGGAGTTGGAATGGTATAAGTTTAAATCCTAAAATAACATGGAAGATTGTGAAGGATAATTTTGATAAACCATGGAGTTGTGCTAACCCTGATATAACATGGGATATTGTTAAGGATAATCTAATATAATGTGGGATAACATTAAACAAAATCTTGATAAAATGGGATTGGAGTAGTTTGAGTATACATCAAAAATAACATGGGATATTGTCCAAGATAATCTAGATAAACCATGGGATTGGAATACTTAGAGTATGAGTTGTTGTATAACAGAAGACATAATTACTAACAATCTTGAACAAAAGTGGAATTGGACAAGTTTAAGTAGTAATCCAAATATTACTTTTAATTTTGTCAAAGATAATATTGATAAACCATGGAATTGGTATTTGTTAAGTAAAAATAAAAACATAACTTATGATATTGTCAAAAACAATTCCCAAATTCCATGGGATTGGGGTGGGCTAAGTAGAAATACCAATATTACTTGGGATATTGTCCAAGATAATCTAGATAAACCATGGGACTGGTATATCCTCAGTTTAAATCTTGACATAACATGGGATATAGTCAAAAACAACTCAGATATCCATTGGGATTGGTATTATTTAAGTATGAATCCTATGAATGAATGAATATATGAATGAATATATCCTAATATACTATTATCCATTGGTGAATTAATTGTTAAAGAATATCATTTTGCTTTACTAATACAAAGAGCATTGAGAAATGTTATTTCAAATCCCGAATATTTGATATGTATTAGAAGATTGCTTTACGAATATAATAATATGAAAGGGAAATCATTAAAAGCGATTTACACCAACAATTATCGGATTGAAGGCAATATCTTTGGTAAATGCCACTCACCTTGTGGATTTCCAGAGTATGTAATTTGCCACTCTTGGAGCTTTCTATCTTGTAAGATCCAAATCCATTGAGACCACGCTGATGCTTGAGATTTGAAATATTCAACACCTGTCGCTTCATATAAAGAAGCCATTTCATTTACTATGTTTTCTTTCCGTTCACCTACTGTTTTCAAGTCAGTACATGTATTAATATTATCTGTCATTACATTTGTATACTCCCACAATGAACGAAAAGTGTTCACTATATTATATATAAAATTTATACATATATATCTTTAAAAGAAAATCATGATTGCATTACCACAAGATGTGATAGACACGATCATAAACATGACCGATACGCAAACAAAGATATCGTTGTATGAATCAAACGTGTTGCGTGATATAGTTTCCACAACAATGTTCAAAAATATAGAACAAGACGTTTTTATCGCATTCAAAGAGCAACACAACAAGCTGCTGCAATCTTGTCTCAAATGTTTACAATATCACGTGTGGAGTGACGGTACACCAATGAAGAACAGGGCTAGGCACTTCTATAAAATTGTAAGGGGGTATACACTTATTCGCGATGAATGCAAAAAGCAATAAATGAACATATCAAAGAGAGAGTCAAACTTATATCCAATAAAGTAAACTGGCAAAATCTAAGTACACTTGATTGTATTACTTTTGATATTGTTAAAGATAGATAAACCTTGGGATTGGAGATTTTTAAGTGCTAATCCAAACATTACATGGAATATTATTGAAACAAATATAGATTTACCATGGGACTGGAGTTGTTTAACATGTAGTAAAAATATAACATGGAATATTATTGAAAACAACATAAACAAACAATGGAACTGGTGTAGGTTAAGTTCAAAATTATATATAACATGGAACAATGTAAAAGATAATCTTGACAAACCATGGAATTGGTTTTGGATAAGTAGAAATTCAAATGTAACATGGGATATAGTCATAAGTAATCCCGACATGCCATGGGATTGAAATGGTTTAAGCAAAAATCCTAACATAAAATGGAATATAGTAAAAGATAACTTAAATAAACCATGGAAATGGATTAATTTTAGCAATTTATATTTAAGTATTGATGAAAATAACAACGAAATACAGTGGGATTGGAATGGTTTGAGCTATAATCATAATATAACATGGGATATTGTAAAAAATAATCCAGACGAACCATGGAATTTATTAAATTATTAACTTGATAAATTGTTTATTTGCCAATCAGTACTAAAGTCTTGAATTGATATACATCTGAAATCTTGACATCGTTACTAAAATATTGACATCCAGAAGTCCAAATTTCATCTGTGTTTAGTTTCGCAAGATGAATAGATTGTTCTACACACATATTAATGTATTTTTTTATTTGTTCATTTTGAAACTCATCTGCCGTTTCAAAATTTAACATACCAGAAATAGCATTTTGTTTTTGTTTTTCGATGACAGTGATGCTGTCATCAAGTTTGAACTTAATTACCGCAATTCCAAAATCCTTCATTGTATTACAAATATAGTATTATGATAACCTTAAATCAATTTAAAAAACTACAAATCAACAATTATAAAACATGTTATTGCTACTATTTTTGTTCATCAATTACACCGTCGCACAAAACACGACGTGCGGGATATCACAAATAGTTGCAATTCATGAGAATAACAACTATTACCACCAACTTTACCTTAACAGACGAAAACAAAATGAACTTGCTTGTTTTCCCTAGTTCAGTCGATAAGATGCCTGAAACGGGGCAATTCCTAAGAGTCACAACTATGCAAGACAGATGTAACAACTTGTTTCCCGATTCGTTGTGTGTGACATCAATGCTGAGTATGGAATCAACGCAACAAATTTATCAAAAACCAAGAGGGAAGCTGAAGGTTAAGGCTTTAATCATACAACATGGAATTTAGTACAGGATAACTTGGATAAGCCATGGCAATGGACTAGTTTAACCTATAATCCTAATATAATGGAATATAGTTAAAGATAATTTAGACAAACCATGGGATTGGCTCAGTTTAAGTAAGAATCCAAACATACTATTATCTGCAAATGATTTATGTACTATTATATGGAGACATGTTATAACTAATCCAGAGTATCTTATGTGTAAAAGAAGACTAATATATGGATACTTCTAGTATGGATACACAAAACTACAAAATTTGATTTTAAGTCTTTTTTTCATAGTTTATTAAGATGCAGAAAGCGGTTAATAAACATTTGAAAGATAGAATTAACATATTATCTGATAAAATAGATTGGTATTGGTTGAGTATGAATCATAACATAACATGGAACTTTGTAAGCGAAAATACAGATAAACCATGGGATTGGATTGGATTGAGTTGTAATCCTAATATCAATTGGAATATAATAAATGATAATATTGATAAACCATGGGATTGGACTGGGTTAAGTTATAGTGCTAAAATAACTTGGGATATAGTAAAAGATAACTTGGATAAACCATGGGATTGGACTGGTATAAGTAAAAATTCGAACATTACTTGTGATACAGTGAAAGATAATCCGGATAAACCATGGAACTGGGTTAGTTTAAGTTCTAACCCTAATATAACATGGGATATGGTAAAAGACAACCCTGATAAACCATGGGATTGGTCTTGTTTAAGTTATAACCGTAATATAACATGGGATATAATCAAAGATAATCTAGATAAATCATGGAATTTTAGTTGGTTAAGTATAAACCCTAATATAACATGGGATATAGTAAAAGACAATTTAGATAAACCATGGGAATGGTATTATTTAAGTAGAAATCATGTTATAACTTGGGATATAGTAAAAGATAACTTGGATAAACCATGGGATTGGTCGGCTTTAAGTAGCAATCAAAATATAACATGGGATATTGTAAACAGTAATCCTAATAAACCTTGGGTTTGGGCTTATTTAAGTATGAATTGTAACATAACTCGGGATATTATCAAATATAATCCCAATAAACCATGGGATTGGTTTGGTTTGAGTTATAATCCTAATATAACATGGGATATAATAAAAGCTAATCTTGATAAACCATGGAATTGGGTTTACTTAAGTACGAGTCCCAAAATAACATGGGATATAGTTAAAGATAACCCCAATAAACCATGGGATTGGTATAATTTAAGTTTTAATCCAAACATAACATGGAGTATATTAGAAGATAATCCAGATAAACCGTGGAATATTATTGGATTAAGTAGAAATCCAAACTTACTATTGTCCCTTGATGATTTATGTAATATTATTAAACATCATCATTATGCATTAGTTATTCAAAGAGCATGGAAATACGTTATAACGAATCCTGATTATATGATGTGTAAAAGAAGACTATTACATGAATACTATAACATTGATACACAAAATGAATGAAATATTGTTAAGATGAAGTAAACTATATAGAATTAATTTTTTTATCTGATAAATTAGATTGGTCTTGATTAAGTGATAACCCTAATATAACATGGTGATACAATTTAAGGAAAATTTATTAAAGCTTCTAGTATATTGAAAAATAAGCTATGGAGACATGGTGTAAACGTATCGACGAATACGCGATGATACACAATGTTTTAGAACATCTATCAATCATTTCAGCTTCTGTCTTGTTATCAATACAACATCAAGAGGTAAATGTAACTATTAACTGGAAGAATGATACATGCTCATCGTATCTTGTTTCACCTCATGCATGCTATCATTGTTATGAAAGTAACATGGTAACGCCAATAGACGTTACGTATTTAATCATAGACAAATGGACAAATATACAAACTATCGAAATAGGAACTGAAATATATGGAACCAATAACATCCTTCTCCCCGTGTTGCATGAGATTTTTATACCATGTGCACAGATATGTCGAGAAAAAAAGCTTGATAAATTAATACAACATCGCATAATGTCATTTGCATTAAATTCATGGATTGACAACAAAATAAAAAGTATATGTAGTAAAAGTTTTGATTTTTACAATTTATGTCCACATGAGATCCTTAAAACAACACAAATAAAAATGTTGGATATAATGCTCTAAGTTAATAGTAGTAGAGTGACTCAAGATTAAACATAACTGCTGTCTTGTCAATATTCTTTTCGACAACTTGAACGTCTCCTTGTGCATATATAGCAACGTTCAACGAGTTAATCGAACATGTATACACAAAATGATCCATATCTACTGTGTAAATCTCTGTAGAGTTGTTTCGTTTTGGTTTTGGGAGTAAACGCAATGGATTGTAGAATTCAACGTGATTTTTTGGGGGTTTTGATGATGCTTCACGTGCCGCTTCATCTTCATATCTTTTAACAAAATTATGGAAGACCATAGCATCTTTCATATTACGAAATGCAAGAACCGACCGTGTATTTTTTGTTGCGATTGTGAAATATGTTCCTGTAATAGGACGTTTAAGCACAAACATGTTTGTTTGCATGTTTATTTGCCACCGAGAATAAACAATATTATAATTTAGTGAAAATCAATTTTTTTCAAGTTCGATGATTCTTTCTTCCAACTTGTGAATGTAGTTTGTCGATGATTCTAACTTTGCATTTATTTCTTTAATTGCTTCAATAAAAAGTCCTGCAATATTTCCGTATGCAACACCCAACACACCATCATCGCTTTCTGTGACCGCCTCTGGAAGAACCTCACGAAGCTCTTGTGCAATTACTCCAGTGTGTTTTCGCGTACCAATCACACCAGTTTCAGGGTCTTTTACGTTGAATGTATATCCATTTATTGCAATTACTTTTTGAAGAGCATCGGGAATTCTTTCAATGTTTGTTTTAAACCGCTGGTCAGAGAATGCAGTAATATCAGATGTAGCATAAATATCACCACTAACATGAAGTTTAGATGACGGATTTGATATCCCGATACCAACATTACCTTGAACGATAAGTCCATTCGTTGGAGCAACAACATTCGAGTAAGCAGTTCCCATGGTTGCACCACCTGCAACAGCTAATAAACTCCCAGGGTT